TCAGCAACCCATTAGGGCCGCTTGCGCCGTTGTTCAGTTCAATAACGCCAATCTTCGATAGGCTGATCCCGATTGAATTGATGCGGCCGAATATTTGGGTCAAGAAGATGGTCGACTTGATTTTCGCGCAGCACGGCTATCGCTATCAATCGGCTTTCTTTGACACTGCGGAGTTCGAGCGTATGGTCATCCCTTACGCTGGCGACGCCTTCGCTTATGTCAGCGCCTCGGATAAGTGCTATGTTGGCAGCCAAGACGTTACATGGGATGCGGCTGAAGAAAAGACGATCATCTTTGACGAAACTGGCGATCCATTCTTTAACGGTGGCGACGGCAAGGTCAACACTACGACTGGCCTTTACACCAGCAGCAGCCAATATATAGGCATATATCGACTTCGCTTTGAAGGCCTTTTCACTGGCGGCGCTGATCCGACTACGTTCATCATATCAGCGAAGGACAATGCAGGCAACGTGCTGAAGGATCAGTATGGCAACAACATTCAAGTCACCGAAACAATTGGCACTACCGAGCGGCTTCTATCCCTTGACGCCACTATCGTTCTTCTTGCGGCTGGAACGCTGAAGATAACGATTGACTGCGACACAGCAGGCTCAACGATGGATGCCGGCACGTTGCAGATCAACCTACTGGAGCGCTTCTCCGTTGTCGGCCAATCTATCGACATGCGCACGGCGCTACCTGCCGACACCTTGCAGATTGACCTACTTGCCGATTTGCAGAAGATGTTTAACCTCTACTTCTACCAGTCGCCGCAAGATCCGTCACTCATCTACATTGAGCCGTGGACTACCTTCTACTCCAGCGGCGTCGTTGATTGGTCGCAGAAGTCCGACGAGAACGCGGAGATGACGATGATATGCGGCGATCCTGAACTCCGCAAGCGCTTCACCTTTGCCTACCGCGATGGTGGCGAGGCGCTATCTAAGCAGTACCGCAACACGTGGCAGACAGGCTATGGATCGCGGCAGTACGACACCGACAACTTCTACGGCCGTGGTGAGCAGGTCATCGAAACAAAGGCGGCGACGATCATACCTGCGCAATACCGCACGAACATCGTCATGGGCAGGACGTGGGATGTGGAAGCGGATGGCAGCATACGGACGATGAAAACAGGGTACAGGCTGGCGCAGTACAACTACATCAAGATGCAGCCGTCGCCAAGTGGCAGCGTTGAAACGTGGCTTTGGGTTGATGCCTTCAAGACATCGGCAAGTAGCTGGGTGAGTGGTGACACGTTGCCCTATATTGGCCACGTTGACAACCCATACAACCCAAGTCAGGACTTGGCGTTTGGTATGCCGCGGCAGCTTTACTTCGCCTTGCCGGATGGTCAGGCAGGATTCACGCCGTACACGAACAATAACCTATTCAACACCTACTGGAAGAACTACATTGAAGAAATCGCAAGCAAGGAGGCGATGCAGGTTGAGGCAACATTCTTGCTGACCGTCACTGACATCGCGACGCTTGACTTCCGCATCCCGATCTACTGGCACGGCATCAAGTGGCGGTTGCTTGAGATCAAAGATTACAGGATCGGGCAGAACGTCATGTGCCGGGTGACGCTGCGCCGCATCTTAAACCTCGCCGAGTTCAGCGCGCAGTCGGTCGACCCTGTTGGCAACTACAACCTCAACGCGGAGGTGCAAGGTGAGTATTACCCACAAATCGTCAACCCAATTAAAGGCAAATAATGGCAGAAGTAGACAAAGAGATCACCGTCAAGGTAAAAGCCGAGGACGACACCCAGAAGGCAACGCAGTCAGCGAAGGCGCGCCTCCGCGACCTGCAAAAGCAGATGCTTGACCTCGAAGCGGCTGGCCAGAAGAACACCGACCAGTTCCGGCGGATGGCTGCCGAGGCAGGATCGCTGAAGGACGCTATCGGCGACACAAGCGCACAGGTCAAGGCGTTGGCGTCGGATACGCGGACGCTGGACACGTTCACCTCTGCAATCCAAGGCATCGCAGGCGGATTCGCTGTTGCGCAAGGTGCAGCGGCACTGTTCGGCGAGGAGAGCGAGGACGTGCAGAAGGCGATGATGAGGGTGCAGGCGGCACTGGCGTTAGTCAATGGTGCAACGGCTGTTGCCAATGCGCTCAACAAGGACTCCGCGCTGATGGTCAACCTGAACGCGGCGGCGCAGCGTGCCTATGCGCTGGCAGTTGGCACCAGCACAGGGGCAATGAAGGCGTTTCGCTTGGCGCTCATAGCGACAGGCATCGGCGCAGCGGTGGTAGCTATTGGCTTGCTTGTGTCAAACTGGGATAAGCTGACGGCGGCGGTGCAGCGATTCTTGGGCATTGAGCCAAAGAAAGCGGTTGCAGATGTGACTTTGGAGTTGGAGCGGCAAATCGAAGTGATGGAGGCAAGAGGCGAATCGCAGATGCAAATCTTCGCTAAGGAATTTGAACTTTCACGACAAAGGATAAAAAACGCTAAAGATGAGGAAGCGCTTGCAGAGGCACATCACAAGCACAACCTATTGCGGGCGCAGTACGAAGTTTTCATCAACAAGCAGGCGCTGGATAAAAAGAAGAAAGATCAGGAGGACTACCTTCGAGCCGTTGAGGCATTTAACAAGAAGAAGGCCGAGAATGATGCGTCATATATCTACGCAGGTGTTGACGGCTTGCAGTTGTTTTTAGACAAAGGCAAGCAAGTTGAGCGCGAGTTGGTCGTCATCAAGAGGACAGGCGTCGCAGAGCAGAAAAAAGCAGATGCAGAAGCCGATGCACTGGAGGCTATGAGAGAGCAGCGGAGAGTGGATCGTGCCAAGCAAACACTGCAGGGCATCGCAGACTTGACGACGCTATTTGCAGGAAAGAGCGAGAAAGCGCAACGCAGAGCCTTTGACATCAACAAAAAGGCGTCGATGGGTACTGCAATCATTGACGGCATCACGGCAACGCAAAAAGCGTTTAAGTCAGCCCCACCTCCGTTGAGTTACATCTTGGCAGCGGCGGCAGCGGCAGCAGCGGCACTCCGTGTTAAGGCTATCAGCAATCAGCAGTTTCAGGGATCGTCAAATGCTGATATGGGAGGCGGAGGCGGATCAGCGCCGCCAACGACAGGAGGCTTCGCATCGGGAGGCGGAGTGATGAACCCGAATAGCCAGCTAACCAACCCGAATGAAGGTGCAGGCGCAGGTCAAGGTCAAAGCATGCGCGCGTATGTCGTCGAATCCGACGTGCGCACAGTATCAGGGCGCTTGCGTAGGATCAGCGAATTTGCACAGTTGGGGAACTGATGATATTTAAGGCTATGGAACTACCAGTATACCTGATGACCATTGACGAAGTTGACGAAGGCGTCAGCTACGTCGCCCTCGTTGAATCCCCTGCGATTGAGCGGCCATTTCAGGCCTTTAGCAAAGAGAAGATGCGATTCACCGAAACAGGGGAAAAGCGCGTATTGACAGGGCCGTTGATGCTGGCAGACACGCCGATCATACGCCGCGACAAAACAAGGGGCGAGTATTTCGTGATTTTCCAGAAGGAGACGATCCGCAAGATGGTGCAGAAGTACTTTAAGCAGGGAAACCAGCACAACGTCAACGCTGAACACAGCACCGCCATTGATGGCGTGTATATGTTCGAGAGTTACCTGATAGACAGGGAACGCGGCATCAACCCACCAAACGGCTACGAGGATGCGAAGGATGGCAGCTGGTTTGGATCGTTCAAGGTCGAGAATGACAAAGTGTGGGATGAGCGCGACCAGTTCACCGGGTTCAGCATTGAAGGCTACTTCGGCATGCAGCCGACTGACACGGAGATAGAGGTGGCGATGGCGGAGTTTGCCCAAGCCTTTGAGAGTTTTTTGCATACTATCAAAACCAATGATATTTAACACTATGAACCTATCAGATCGAATTTCAGAATTAACACGCGTGCTGCGTAGCTTCTCCGCTGCACCAGCGCCAGCAGCTGCGCCGTTGGCGTTCAGCGACTATAAGTTGGAGGATGGCACGATGATCCGCGTGGATGGCGAGTTAGCCGTTGGCACGTTGGTCTACGTCGTGACTGAAGAGGGACTGCTGCCTGCACCTGATGGCGCGCATAGCATCCCTGAAGTTGGAGTTGTGACTACCGAAGGCGGCAAGATCGTCGAGATCGGCGACGCTGCACTGGCACCGGCACCTGAAGCTGTTGAGGCGCAAGAGGTAGAGATTGAAGTCACACCTGAAGGCGAAGAGATGCCTGCTGATCCGCATGAACAGAGGATGCAAGCTATGGAGGCGGCTATCGCTGCTTTGGCTGCCAAGGTCGAGGAGATGATGGCGAAGATGGGCGGCGAGGTTGAAGCTAACGCCGCGAGGTTCAGCACCATTGATACGGCGTTGTCAGCGTTGGCGCAAATGCCTACCGCTGCGCCGAAGAAAAGAGCAAGTGACGCGGTTGTGGAGTCGGTGAAGATGAGCCGCGCCAGCAGACTTGCAGAAGTACAAGAAACCCTAAAAACCCTAAAAAAATAAACTATGTCATTTTCAATCGCAACCATCACCGGGTACGTTGAGCAGAACAAACTGCCTCTGATAACCCAAACAGTATTTGACGCAAAGACGCAGTCGTTATTGCAAAAGCGCGTAGGCATCAAGTCGCAGGAAGCGTTAAACATCATGGACACTGACGCTGTGTTTCAAGATGCAACTGCTTGTGCGTGGAACGCCGACGGCACTACTACGTTTAGCCAGCGCACAATCACTGTGGCTCGCGTAAAGGTGCAGGAAGAGTTATGTCCTCGCTCACTCGAGACAGCTTGGCTGGCATCGCAGCTGACGCAGGGCAGCAACTACGAGGGCGTGCCTTTCGAGCAGGCTTTCGCAACGCAGAAGGCTAAGCGCATCGCGGAAGGCATTGAGCGCGCTATCTGGCAGTCAGTGCCATCGGTTGCCGCTGCCAGTGCTTCCGTATCAGGAACATCAGGCTGGGCAGTTGGTGCAACGTCGCCATCAGGTGACGCGCAGTTGAACCGCACAGGTGGTGGTGGATTATTGTGGCTCACTCGCTACGGTGCAGGTGCTTCCAGCGTTGTGACCGCGCAGCTTGGCGCTAACTTCAGCGACTCAACGATTGTCAGCGGCTTTGAAACAGCCTACAACAACCTGCCCACTCGCGTCATCAGCAACAACGACTTGGTCGCTTTCTGCGGCTGGGACTTGTATCGTATGCTCGTGCATAAGTTGGTCACTGTCAACTTGTATCAGGGTGACCTCGGTCAAGTTGCAGGCGGTGAAATGTTCTATCCCGGCACGAACATGAAGGTCGTTGCGGTGAACGGACTGAACAACACGCAGCGCATTTTCGCTGGTTCGCTTTCAAATCTCTTCTACGGAACGGACTTGTTGAGCGACGAAGATCAATTCCGCATCTGGGCATCCTACGACAACGACAGTGTCAGATTCCAAGCTGCCTACAAGTACGGCGTGCAGATTGCCTTCCCTGCTGACATCAGCTTGGTGTTGGGCAACAACGCCACGACTCCAGCGCTGAAAACCGCGTAAGTTAGTGGGGAGGGGCAACCCTCCCCGCTTCTTTTCTTTTGTCAATAACTAAACGAAATAGACATGCCTTGCGCCTTAACAACTGGATATAAATTAGGATGCCGCGACAACGTGGGCGGCATCACGGAGATTAGGCTTGCGCCATTTACGGCGGTAACAAGCATAGTCACGAACGCGTCATCGCAGGTGACAGCGATAACTGGAAGCGTTGGCAGCGGCACAACAGGTGCAGGTGTCAGCGGCTTCTACAAGTACGAACTGCCGAAAGGTGTCGGACAGTTCACTGAAACGATAAACGCATCGACGGAGAACGGCACGGTCTTTTATCAGCAGGAGGCTACGCTTGTCATCAACAAGCTGCAGCAGGCAGTACGCAACGAGTTGAGGCTGGTTACTACTGCGCGTATGATGGCTATCGTCAAAGACAGAAATGGCAAGTATTGGCTACTTGGCAAGAACAACGGTATCGAAGTAAGTGCTGGAACGTCACAGACAGGGACGGCGATGGGTGACCGCAACGGCTATGAGTTGACGCTGACAGGCATGGAAGAAGAGCCATGCGTTGAGGTTACGGCTGCCGCTGCAAATGCTGTCACTTCATCGACGCAAACGCTCGAAGGATAACGTATATTAGCATAGATTTTGGTTGGTTGGAGAACCCTGCGTATGGTGGCGCAGGGTTCTTTTTTTTGGGCTAACTTTGTTCTATGCGTGTATGTATCGTTTACAATCAGCATCCCACAGGGTGCAGCTACTATCGCTTGGAGATGCCAAGCAGCCGGGTGCATGAGATGTTCGGCAGCGAGGCCGAGTTCGTGAGCATCGCTGACGTGCGCACTATGAGCGACGAAGAACTGCGAACGATCGACGTGTTCCTGTATAATCGCACTTGGATTGCAGGACCGATTGAGGCGGTCAAGCCTGTTGCTGACATCCTGCGTCAATACGGTGCGAAGATTATTCTTGACATGGACGATTATTGGCACTTGGGAACTGGGCACAGTTTCTACAAGCACTACCACGATACGAACATGTCTGCGATTGTCGCTGAACACGTCAAGCTTGCGGATGCGGTTATCACTACCACGACGTACCTGCGCGATGAGATCGTCAAGCTGAACCGGAACGTGACCATATGCGAGAATGTGCCGCATCTACTTTACGACCAATTCAAGCCGCAACCGACCAAGAGCGAGCGCCTACGCTTTGGCTACTTCGGCGCTGCGCAGCACACGGAGGACGTGGCCTTGCTGGAACTGCCACTGTCGCGCCTCTGCGATGATCACACGCTGGAAGGGCGCTATATGCTGT